TGACTTGGCCGGACGCATACTTTCATCGCTGCTTGTGCCATCTTCTGAGCAATACGAGGTTCAAGTCCCAATTGCTCTTGGACGATATGCAGGAACTCACCATGTCCCTCGATCTCTTTGATGATGATCAAGCGCTTACCTGCTTCTAGCATCGCTTCAGCGCTCTGTGACATATAGAAGCGCACTTCATTGACAAGTCGAGTGCGGTCATACGGCTGACCATCACCGAGCTGCGTGGTCACCTCAGAATTGATGCTGGCCATGGAGTTTTGATTAGCTGTAAGAACTTCGCCGTCCAGAGGGGTAGTTTCAACAGTTGGTGCGAGTTTGCTTTTGGTGCGTGCCATGGTGTTTCTCCTTAGTTCATCGAACCGGCGGCGATACGCTGATTGGTTTCCTGCATGCGCTGAGTCAGGCGCGCCATGTGTTCGGCGTGTGCCTGTGCGATTTGCAACATGCCAATTGAGTGGGCAAAGCGGCCGTTATCAAGCTTCACTGCCAAGCCTTCCTCGATCAGGGTTTGCATGGCGCGGCTGATGTTGCTGGGGCTGTCCTTTGTAAGTTGAGCAAGATCGGTATTGCTGAGGCCGGTGAAGGTGTGGCCTTTTAAGGCCTTGAGTACACGCAGGGCACGAGCAGCAGCAGAAATAGGCTGAGTCATGAATGGCTCCGGTTACGCGGCTTTAGCTGCGACAGCTGGTTTTGATTTGGTGCGGGCGGGATTGGGCTTCAGCCCCAGGGCAACAGCTACGTGGTGTGCTTCGCCACGGTGGCCCTTCAGTCGTCCGCGCAAGAGGTCGACAACGGTCATGCGATCAAAACCCAGGGCCCTGGCCCATTGAGATTTGCAAATGCCATGACTTACAAACCAGGCATTGGCGCTTGTGGGTGTTTGTGGATACGGCAGTGGCGCCGAATCAAGTGACGTTGCGGGGCCGTTCATGGCGCCTCCTGTGTGGTAAATTGCGGCTTTCTTTGGTGGTCTACTGCGGATGCGTTCTTGGCTCACAGCCTCGCTTTTTGTTGTGGTTAAGCGGGGTCATGTGTTGTCCTCTGTGGTGAATAATGGGGAACAATCGTTCCCATGTCAATCTGTGTAGAGGAACAAACGTGCCTTTTTTTGGGGATCGACTGCGTAAGGAAAGGGAACGCCTTGAGTTGAGCCAACAACAGCTAGCGGACTGTTGTGGTGTGACCATGCGATCACAACGAAACTATGAAAAAGGCGAACGACAGCCTGATGTTTCGTACTTGAGTGCATTTGAGCAGGCTGGCGGCGATGTTCTTTACATCGTCACAGGAAAGTATTCGGGCGCTAGAGATGAACCGAGCAAATGTTTAGCAGAGATTGACGTCGAAAGATTGGCTCGAATTGCTGGCATGCTCGAAGGACTCATACAGCAGACTAAGCGTCGATGGCCTGTGCGAGAGTTGGCTATAACTGCGGCAGAGGTTTACAACATTTTGGCTCCCGAACAAGAGTTAGATGGGGCTCAACTTGGGAAGATTTTGAAGCTAGTAGTCAATCGCTGACGTAGTAGATGGAGGTTTTTATGCAGGGTGAGGATGAAAAGCTGGAAAAGATTAAGGCAAGGTTGACCGAGAGTTTCGGTTCATTTCCTTTGGCCGAAGATGAAACGCCTCCATCGCAGATAAAGGTAAAAGGGAATAATGCGAATATTAACTTCGGCACACAGCTTAACTTTCCTGGAAAACCACTCCCGCGGGCTCTGTTAGCTGTCCAGAGGAAAGAGCTTCATGAGTTACGAGCTAAGTGTGAAGAGCTTGGGGATGATCCGTGGGAAACTTGGCGTAGTGTCCATGCCCATCTGTCTGTCAGCTCAATTGATGATATCTGTGCAGAAGATTTTCAGAAGGCAAAAAATGTTCTTCAAGATCGACTTGAACAGTTGCAGGAGATCGCTGACAAGCGACGCCTCACGGATCGGATTTTACGGTTAGCAGCAGAGAAAGACGCGACAAGGGAAATGAATGATTTTTGCGACTTGACGTTTGGGCGAACCGAGCTGACACAGCTCAAGCGTGAAGAGCTACGGCAGGTCCTTGGATTCCTTAAGAGCTTCCAAGGTCAGTCAGTCCCTTCCTCTATCCAGGGGGGAGATTCCTCTGGAGCATTGGCGCTTCGAGAGTTCTTGATTATCTACAAATGGAATTCATTTGGTCTGTTTGTTTTTGGAGTTCTAGTCGGAAGATTTTGGTTCTAATGTAAACAGGGAGATATTTATGGCAAAGGTAAAGCGCAGAACGTGGAAGGATATGGGGGCAGCTGAAAAGGCTGCTCTGGTCTCGTTATGGGTACTTATAGCTGGAGCGTTGTATTGGGTTGTGGTGGCTACCTCACCTCGCCCACAACCCGAAGCCGAGTCAAAATTGGAGCCCGTTAAGGCCGTAAGCACATACACAAGTGCAAGCGAACAAGCTCTTCTCAGTGCAACCAAGCACGTCGAAGATCTGGATACGGCGATGCTTGATAGTATTGCGGTCCTCAAAAGCGGACAGCTGAAGGAAATTGGTGCTCAGAGCCGGCGATTTAATACACTGGTTGACTCCGGTAAAACGCAATTCGGTGACTCGGTTTTCGAACCGCTAGGGCAATGTTTTTCTGCTGGTATTTATGCCAGTTTGTGGTGGCAGTCTCAGCGAGCTGCTGCGATGAATGCTGGGGTGGAAAAGATCCCTGGTTCAATTCAAGACGCATTGAAATCGTATAAGACAGCCCGCGACGCTTGTCTGGTATCCGCTACCCCAGCAGCTTAAAGTTGCACTTAATCAGATCTCTTTAAACTCGATTAAAAGCCTTCCTGTCCCACGCCGCCGATCATGGCGGCGTGTGTATTTCTGGCGTCCGAAACTTGCGGCGCCATTACAGGAGGCGTCCGATGCGACCCGAAACCCCTCGCGGCATCCGCAACTTCAACCCCGGTAATATCCGCCACGCGAAAGGCACTCGCTGGCAAGGCATGGCAGTCCTCCAGGGCGATAAATCGTTCGTCCAGTTCAATGCCCCGCGTTGGGGTATTCGCGCCATCGCTCGGGTACTGATCACCTATCAAGACAAACGTCTGGCCGCCGATGGCAGCCGGATCGATAGCGTGCGCGAGATCATCGAGCGCTGGGCTCCAGCGACTGAGAACGATACCGAGGCCTACACGCTGACCGTGGCCCGAGCGATGGGGCTCGATCCCAACTACGAAGGTCTGGACGTATACGACTACACCACCATGCGCGCCCTGGTACTGGCCATCATTCGTCACGAAAACGGCCCAGGTCCGTTGCCTGGTGGTCTGTGGTACGGCGAGTCTGTTATCGCCGATGGCCTGGCCTTGGCGGGTGTCGAGCGTGGCATCCAGCACGGTGGCTTCGGGGTGGCAGCATGAAGCTGATCGACAATTGCCATTGCTGCTGGAAGCTCCATAGCGTCCAGCTGGCTATCGTCATCGCGTTGCTGGGCCTCCTGCAGGTGACCATCCTGCCCATGTGGGAAGCCCAGCTTTCCCCCTCGATCTACGCAATGGTCAACAGCGTGTTGGCTGTTCTGTTGTTCATCGCTCGCCTGGTCCGGCAAGGGCCAGGCCAACCTGATCAGGGGGGCAGCCATGAGACTGAACCTCTTCAGTAGAGCTTTCGCGGCACTGCTGGTGGGGCTGGCGGGCATGTGTCGCTGGCCCTCTCCAGGCAGTGATGCGGGTACCTGGAGCCGATCCAGTGCCATGCCCCCTTATCGCCACGGCAAGACCGGCATAGCAGCAGCCAAACGCCGTGCGCGGCAGTCCCGCAACCGTATGAGACATCGCCATGGTCGCGCTTGATCGGCTGCCATCAGGGATTCTGGTGGCCGCGCTGGCTTGCGTAATCAGTGCAGCGGCTGCCGGTTCAATCGCCTACGGCTTCGGCTTCCGGTATGCCGAGGCCCAGGGCAAAACCAATCAGTCGAACCTTGCGGCTGAGCACGCTGAACAGGCCTTGGCGGCTGAGGGGGCAAACCGACTACAGCTGCTGCAGCAGGTTGCCCGTGCGAACGAAGCCGAGGCCTTGCTGCTCGCCACCTTTGACCGACACGCAGAAGAGAAGCGTCAGCTCCAGGAGCGAATTCCCCATGTCACAACGAACTACATTCCGGCGCCTGGCGCAGTTGCTAAGCCTATTCCTCGTTGCGTGTTCACTGCTGGTTGGCTGCGCGACTTCAACACCGCCCTCGGTGTGCCCGCCCCAGGACCGGGCACCGCTGTCACCGCTGCTGAAAAAGCGGCCTGGCCCACCCCCGGCACTGACGCCGAGTTACTGGAAAGCGGCGTCACTCCCGCAGACATTCTTGCCCATGCCCAGGACTACGGCGTGTGGGCCAGAGCCAACCTTGCCCAGCTCAATGCCTTGCTTGATCTCCAGGAAAAGGACTGACGCCCTATGGATGTAGCTGAACCCGCTACAGATGACGACATCAGCGATTCGGAACTGCGTGTTCGCAACAGTAGTTTGCGACGTAGCTCCGGTCGTTCAGCTTACCGCTGCGATGAATGCGGCGATGCAATTCCTGAAGATCAACGCCAGGAAAACCCTGGTATCGAACATTGCTTTGACTGCATAGACGCCTTGGAACACATGGCCACGCGGGGTTTTGAATGAACCTAGAACAACTCAACTTCAGCTTCACTGCCGTTCAGTGGGTCGTGCTCACGGTCATTGGTATCTACACCTGGTTCACCAACCGCCAGGCGGCCAGCGCTCAGGAACTGCTGGAGCTGCGTACTCGTATCGTCGCGCTGGAAGAGCACGTCCGCCACCTGCCTGACCAGACTGCCGTCACCGATTTGCTGGGCGACATGAAGGCGGTACGAGCCGAGCTGTCGGGGGTCAAGGAAGCGCTTGGCCCTTTAGCCCGTTCGCTGGACCGGATCAATGATTACTTGCTGCGAGAGAAGACATGACCCAATACGCCGCCTTTCTGCGTGAAGATTATCGCCTGGTGATTCTACGCCTGCTGGCCGAGACAACCGGTTACCGGGCCAACAGCTCGGTGCTGACCATGGCCTTGGATAGCTTTGGCCATACGCTCAGCCGTGACCAGGTTAAAACCGAGCTGCACTGGTTGGCCGAGCAAGGCGCAATAACTGTTTCCGATGTTGGCCCAGTACTCGTGGCCACCCTCACCGAGCGTGGCCAAGACATCGCGGCAGGACGTGCGCGGGTGCCAGGTATCAAGCGGCCGGGGGCATAACCATGGCGGGCAAGTCGTCCATCAATCGTCTGCCGCCAATGGTCAAGGCGTACATCCAGAAGCTGCTGCGCAAAGACTGCATGACGCTGAATGAAATGCTGGCCGATATCCAGTCGCGCTTTCCCAACGAGAAAGCCCCCAGCCGCAGCGCGTTGGGGCGTTTCAAGCAGGGCTTCGATCTGCTGACTGAGAAAACACGACAGCACCGCGAGCAGGCCGAAGCCTTCGTGGGCGCCTTTGGGGAAGATGCATCTGACAAGACCGGCGCCTTGCTGGTCGAGGCCATTTCGACGTTGGCCTACCAGGCCGCCATGGGCGCCCATGAGAAAGATGATGTCACCACCAAGGAAGTGGCCGAGTTGGCACGGGCGGCAAAGAACACTATGCAGGCCCGCACCCTCAGTATCAAAGAACGCCAGGCTATCGAGAAAGCTGCACAGGAGCGCCTGGTGCGCGAACAGCAAGGCAAGCTGGATGAACTGGGCAAGTCGGGTGCGTTGTCAGTAGAAACCCTGCAGCGCATTCGACAAGAGGTCTATGGGCTATGAGCATCCTACAGCCCGCCTTACCGCTGTTCGCCTACCAGAAAAAATGGCTGCGCGACCGTGAGCGTTTCAAGATTGGGATGTTTGCCCGCCAGACCGGCAAGACCTTCACCAGTACCCTGGAAATCGTCGATGACTGTTTCGAGGCTGAATCCCGTGGCAGTCGTACCCGCTGGGTCATTCTGTCCCGTGGTGAACGCCAGGCCAAGGAAGCCATGGACGAAGGCGTCAAGAAGCATTGCCGCGCTTACAACCTGGCGGTGCAGGAGATCGAGGGCGAGTTCAAAGGATCTTCTGGCGAACGCTTCACCATGTTGGACGTGGTCTTGCCGGGCGGTTCGAAGATCACCGCCTTGCCCGCCAACCCCGATACCGCACGGGGGTTTAGCGCCAATGTATTCCTGGACGAATTCGCCTTTCACCAGGACAGTCGAAAGATCTGGACGGCCTTGTTTCCCGTGATCTCCAACGGCTGGAAGCTGCGTATCACCAGCACCCCGAACGGCAAGGGTAATAAGTTCTATGAGCTGATGACTGATAAGAAGCTGGCCGAGATCTGGTCGCGGCATACGGTCGATATTCACGCTGCTGTTGCTGACGGTCTACCTCGGGACATCGAGCAGATGCGCACCGCCCTCAATGATGAGGACGCCTGGGCGCAGGAATTTGAATTGCAGTGGCTGGATGAAGCCAGTGCCTGGTTGAGCTTTGAACTGATCAACGATGTGGAACATGACCAGGCCGGTCGCCCGGAGCTCTACAGCGGTGGGCCGTGTTTTGTGGGTGTCGATATCGGCATCCGCAATGACTTGTACGTGATCTGGGTGCTGGAACAGGTTGGCGATGTGTACTGGACGCGGGAAATCATCACCCGTAAACGCGCGTCCTTCCTGGAGCAAGACGCTCTGCTCGATGACGTGTTCGCTCGTTACCGGGTGTTGCGTTGCTGCATGGACCAAACCGGTATGGGTGAAAAGCCAGTGGAAGATGCCAAGCGGCGGCACGGCTCGATGCGGGTCGAAGGGGTGATTTTCAACACCGCCAGCAAGCTGACCATGGCCACCCGTGGCAAGGAAGTGTTCCAGGACAAGCAGATTCGTATTCCCCTGGGTGACGCCGAACTGCGTAACGACCTGCACAAACTTCAGAAGATCGCCGGGCCTACAGGGGCGCCACGCTTTGTGGCCGAATCCGACGTGGCCGGTCACGCCGACCGGACCTGGGCGGGCTTTCTAGCGTTGAATGCCAGTGACGGCCCGAATGGCCCGGTCACCGTTAAGTCTCGCCGCCCGCGTCAGGGCACCCGCATCACCCAGGGGTACGCATGAACAAGAAAGGTGTGTGGGTCACCCCCACAGAATTCGTCAACTTCGCCGAACCGAAGCACAAGGGTCTGACCGAACATATCGCCAGTCGGGCGCGCAGCTTCGATGCCCAGGCGCTGGGCATGTACCTGCCCAACCCCGACCCGATCCTCAAGGCCCAGGGTAAGGACATCACGGTCTATCGGGATCTGCGCAGCTCAGCCCTGGTTGGCGGCAACATCCGCCGCCGAAAGTCGTCGGTACTTGCCCTGGAGCGCGACTTGAAACGCGGCAATGCCCCGGTGCGGGTTGAGCGTTTTGTTCGTGACTGGTTGGCTGACCTCGATCTCGACCGGATTATTCGCGAGATGCTGGACGCGCCGCTTTTCGGGTTTCAGCCCATCGAAGTGATGTGGCGTCCACTCGGGTTGAGCATTGTCCCCGAGGATCTGCTGGGCAAGCCAGCCGAGTGGTTCCTCTACGACCAGGAAAACAATCTGCGTTTCCGGGCTCGCGATGCTGGGCTGACCGGCGAGCTATGCGACCCGCAACGCTTTGTTGTGGCCCGCCAGGACGCGACCTACAACAACCCGTATGGATTCCCTGACCTGTCCATGTGCTTCTGGCCAGTGATCTTCATGAAGGGCGGCCTGAAGTTCTGGGTCCAGTTCACAGAGAAATACGGCTCGCCCTGGGTGATTGGCAAACACCCCCGAGGAGCAAGTACTGGCGAGACCGATCTGCTGCTCGACAGTCTGGAGGCGATGGTCCAGGACGCCGTTGCTGCCATCCCGAATGACTCCAGCGTCGATATCATCGAAGCGGCTGGGAAGGCTGGCAGTGCTGAGGTCTACCGCGAGCTACTGGTCTACTGCCGTAGTGAGATCAACGTCGGGCTGTTGGGGCAAAACCAAACCACCGAATCCAACAGCAACAGAGCTAGCGCTACAGCGGGTCTTGAGGTGCTCAAAGACATCCGCGATGGCGACAAAGGCATTGTCGCGACGACCATTAACGCGGTCATTCGCCGAGTCGTCGATTTGAACTTCGGCGAGAGCGTGGCCGCTCCGGTGTACGAGCTATGGGAACAAGAGGAGATCGACAAGACGCAGGCCGACCGCGACAAGTCGTTGACTGAAGCGGGTGTGAAATTTACACCGCAGTACTGGAAGCGCACCTACAACCTGCAGGATGGTGATCTGGACGAGACCCCGACCCCAGCAGGCTCCTCAGAGTTTGCTGAGGCGTCCCTCAAGCCCATTCTCGACCAAGTAGCACTTGATCAAGCCATCAATAGCCTTCCCGCCGTTTTGCTCCAGGAGCAAGGCGAACAGGCCGCTGCCTCTGTGATCGATGCCCTGTTGCGCGCTCGTACCGACACCGAGGCACTCGGCCTGTTGGCGGAAGCTTATCCGACCATGGATGACCAGGCGCTGCAGGAGAACCTCACGCGCCTGCTGTTCATGGCCGACATCTGGGGCCGCTTGAATGCCAGTGCGGATCGGGAAGACTGATGGCCACCACAACTAAGAGCCCAACCCCGGCCGACCTCAAGGCCATCTTCGGCCTTGAGCCAAGCAACGCTATTGCGTACTTGAAGAGCAAGGGCTACGCGGTCACTTGGGATTGGCGGGACATGCTCGACAAGGCGCACGACCAGGCTTTCACCGTAGCAAAGGCCATGCGCCTGGATCTGCTGTCGGACATTCGTGGGGCGCTGGAGACGGCCCTGCAGGAAGGTCAGACCCTTAAGCAATTCATTGCCGCCCTGCAGCCCACGCTTGAGTCGCAAGGCTGGTGGGGCAAACAGGTGATTGTCGACAGTGACGGCGTCGGCGAGTTGGTCCAGTTGGGCAGTCCGCGCCGTCTCAAGACCATCTATCAAACCAACCTGCAGAGCGCCTATATGGCTGGCCGCAAGGCCGAGATGGAGCAAACCACCGAGACTCATCCGTACTGGATGTACGTGGCCATCCTGGACGGCAAGACCCGGCCCAGTCACCGTGCGCTGCACGGCCAGGTGTTCCGCCACGATGATCCGATCTGGTCCGCGATCTATCCACCCAATGGATTCAACTGCCGTTGCCGTGTTGTCGCTCTGAGTGAAGCCGCAGTGAAGCGCCGAGGCCTGAAGATTGTGTCGAGTGATGGGCGTATGTTCACCGAGACCGTGGAAACTGGCATCGACAAACGTACCGGTGAGGTACGCACAGCGCCCATCACCGGAATCCGCACCACCGATGCAGCGGGCAAGCCCATCACCTTCCGCACTGACCCTGGCTTTAATCACGCACCAGGTACTGGCTTGGCCGACATGCTGAAACGCAAACAGGCAGCCGCTTAGGAGGCTTGAAATGTTCACCATCGAACTGGATCACCAACGTCTGCAGACAGCCTTGCGTCGCGTTGAGTGGGCCGTAGGGGATCTGGCGCCACTGATGCGCGGCATTGCCGCCGAGCTGGCCAGCGAGACTGAGGAAAACTTCAGCGAAGAAGGTCGCCCCGACTGGGAAGACCTGTCAGACGTAACCACCGAACGCCGAGCCAAGCACGGCAACTGGCCTGGTCAGATGCTGCAGGTCAGCGCTGCAGGTTTGGCTGCCTCGATCACTACTCGGGCGACCGATAGCTCCGCCCTGGTCGGCAGCAACAAACCCTATGCCGCCATGATGCAGTTTGGTGGGGATCAATCAGACTTCCCGCATCTCTGGGGTGACATTCCAGGTCGTCCTTTTCTACCAATGGACACTGAGGGCGAACTACAGCCTGAAGCAGAGGAAGCAATCCTGGAACTCGCATTGAGCCACCTTGAAAGAGCCGCTCGCCTGTAAGCTCCACAGAGGCACTTGTGCACGCATACAGCTCCGGTTCATCAAACCGTACAGGTGAAGAACGCTGTAAACGCTTTATAAAGCTCTGTTGCCTTACTCCCATCCTGCTGCGCGGGTGCCCACGGCACCCTGATCGCATCAACACCGCCCCGACACTCTTTAAACTCGATTAAAAGCCTTGGGCCATTCATTGGCCCAGTCTGTGCGCATCACCTTCAATGAAGCGCACCGACCATGAAGCCACTCCACATATTCAAGCCGGGCAACCACATCACCATGAGTGGCGCCTGCATTTCCTTTGGCGAGTCCGATCTGGCCGCCACGGTACTCGCCTACGATCCAGCGTTGCATGAGGCCCCGTTGGTCATTGGCCATCCCAAGCACGATGCACCTGCAGCCGGTTGGGTCAAATCGCTTTCGACTGCCGCTGACGGCCTGATCGCAGTTCCACACGAGGTTGATGTGGCCTTCGCGGATCTGGTGGCGCAAAAGAAATTCAAGAAGATCTCTGCCTCCTTCTATCACCCCGACGCCGCCAACAACCCGGTGCCAGGCGTGTACTACCTGCGTCATGTCGGCTTTCTCGGCGCTCAACCGCCGTCAGTCAAAGGGCTTCGCCCCATCGAACTGGCGGAGGACGAGGAGGGCGTCGTCGAGTTCGGTGACTTCGGCGATAGCGTTTCGGCCGGAGTCTTCCGCCGCCTGCGCGAGTGGCTCATCGACAAGTTCAGTCAGGAAGACGCTGACCGCGTTGTTCCTGGTTGGGACGTGGACAACTTACTGGCGGAGTCCCGCCGCGAAGTCGACAGCCCCGCATTCACCGAACCCACCCCACCCAACAAACCCACCACCGAGGAACACCCCGTGAACCCAGCGGAAAAAGCCGCCCTGGAGGCGGAAAACACTCGCCTCAAAACTCAGTTGGCCGCACATCAGGAACGGGAGCAGAAGGAACAGGCTGCCCAACGTCATACCAAGAACCTGGCTTTCGCTGAAGGCCTGGTCGGTGCAGGCAAGCTGCTGCCCAAACACACCGCCGCACTGATCGCTGCCCTGGACTTCGCTGAAGCAGGTGATGCACCGCTGGAGTTCGGTGAAGGCGCTCAACGCAAGCCGGTTATCGAAGGCCTTAAGGCGATCTTCGACGACCTGCCGCAACAGATCGACTTCGCCGAACAGGCGAGCAAGGACCGCCAGGGCGATCTGCATGTACCTACCGATCTGGAGTTCGCCGAGAAGAACACCGACCCCGACCGCCTCAGCTTGCACAACCGTGCAGCTGCCCTGGCGGCCGACAAGAACATCCCCTACGAGTCGGCAGTTCGCCAGCTCATCAAGTAACAAGGAGTCATCATGGCTGATCGTTTGAGCAAGCTGCGGATCGTTGACCCGGTCCTCACCAATCTGGCGCGGGGCTATCGCAACGCCCAATACATCGGCGAGGGCCTGTTCCCTATCGCGCTGATGGATAAGGAAGCCGGGGTTGTTCCGTTGTTCGGTAAGGAGGCTTTCGAGGTCTACGATACCGAGCGGGCAATCCGTGCCCAGTCCAACATCATGACCCCGGATGATGTGGACGGCCTCGACGTGGTACTTCGCGAACATGACCTCGCCTATCCCGTGGACTACCGCGAGAAGAACGAGTCCATGTTCGACGCTGAGTCGCGGGCCTCCCGTCGTGTCGTCAACGCTATCGATCTGCGCCGCGAAGTGGCCTGCGCCAAGCTGGCGCAAAGCCCTAACACTTTCCTTGCTGGTGCCAAGGTGACCTTGTCGGGCTCCAGCCAATGGAGCAACGGCGGTGGTGACCCCATTGCAGTGGTCGAGCAAGGCAAGGAAGTGGTTCGCAGCCGAATCGGCATTCGCCCCAATACCATGACCATGGGCGCCTCGGTGTATCAGTCACTGAAGTTTCACCCAAAGCTCCAGGAAGCCTTGGGCTCGACCGAACGCAAGTTGATCACCGTTGAACACCTGAAAGCCCTGTTCGGTATCCAGGATGTCCTGATCGGCGAATCCCTGGCGGGTTCGGTCAACACCTCCGATATCTGGAGCGACAACATGACGTTGGCCTATGTGGCCAAGCCTGCAGCTGGCGCCCAGGCCGACCACGACGAACCGAGCTTCGGCTACACCCTGCGCCGTAAGGGTATGCCCGAGATCGATACCTATGACGGCTCGGGCGGCAAAGTGCGCTTCGTTCGTAACACTGACATCTATAAGCCTGTGGTCGTGGGCGCTGATGCCGGTTACCTGATTTCCGATATCAACGGCTGAGGTTTCCATGGCTGCTAAAAAGACAGGACAAGACCAGGACAGTACTTCGGAAAAGGCTGCTGACGCGGCTCCGGGTAGTGTCAGCCAGGCCGCTGCAGTCCCCCCAGTTGCTGGAGCACTTTCGCAATCAGGCGCTGCGCCAGCGAGCGAACAGTCCGGCGCTCCAGCTGCAAATGCAGTTCCCGTAGCCCCGGCCGCCCCTTCATCCGGCACAGCGACAGCTGATGCAACTTCCTCATCACTCACCCTAACGGGTGATGGGGCCGACAGTGATCTTGGCGGGCCCCTTGATCAGTTTCGGGCAGGGCTGAGTGTCTCGCAGCGGTCCACACCTCCTGCCTCAGCACTTCAAGACAGTGCTCTAGGGGCCGGAAAGTTACCTGGTTACCTGGTGACCGATGTGTCGTCCGTGCTGCATGACGGCACCTGGTATCACCAGGGCGATGACATTTTCCTGAACGACAAGGACGCGGCGCCGCTGTTGGACCGCCGAATTATCAAACCGTCCCGGAGCGAAAAATGAAGACTCAACAACCTGTTCTCATCACCTCGGTGGTCGCTCTGGTCGATCTTCCGCGCAACCGCTTTGCCAACTTCGCGGGTGGCTTGTGCGCGGCCGGTGCCAAGGCCCTGGGTACGGTTCAAGCCGATACCGAAGCCGATAGCGTGGCACCCGTCAGTGCCCTGGGTATCTGCCTGGTCGTGGCCGGTGCTGCAGTGACGGCCGGTGCCGAGGTCGAGTCGGACGCCTCGGGGCGTGCGGTGACTCTCGCTACCGGTAAGTCCAACGGCTTCGCCATGGATGCAGCGACTGCTGCAGGCGATGTCATTCGTATCGTCCGGGGAATCTGACCAGTCATGCGCTACTGCACCCGTGATGACATCGGGCGGGCCATTCCTGAGCTGACCCTTGTTCAGCTCTCGAACGATGACCCCGCAGCCGAGCAGCCCAACGAGAACGTGATCGAGGATGCCGTCCGCCAGGCAGAAGAGCTGGTTGATGGCTATCTACGAGGCCGCTACGACTTGCCGCTCAATCCGGTGCCCACCGTGTTGCGGGATGCAGTGGTGTACCTGGCTCGGCACTGGTTGTATCAGCGCCGTCCTGAAGGTGCTTTGCCTGATGCGGTGAAGGACAGCCGCAAGGACACCATCAAGCTCCTGGAGAGCATCCGTGACGGTGTTGTCACCTTGGGCATGCCCAGCGGGCAAGCCGCGCCAGAGCCTGGTGAGATCCATGTTCGCGCACGTCGCCAGCAGTTTGGTGGAGATCTCTGGGAGCGATACAAATGAGCCAGCCCAAAACCCAAACCGAGCAACTGCTGGACGCCATGCGTGTCCGCCTGCAGGAGGCCTTCGGCAAGTTGCTGATGGTCGAGCTGTTTCCTGAAAACCCAGCGGGTTACCGCTTGAATCACCCTCACGGTGCGATTTTGCTGGCCTACGGCAAATCCACCTTTGGCGGTTCCGAGGCCGGTGACTCCATGTTCCAGGCCCGCAACATCGTCATCAGACTGACCCTGGTGTTTCGCCAACTCAATGGCAAGGACGGAGTGGTCAGCTACTTGGATCAGATCCGCGCTTGCCTGACGGGCTGGTTCGCTCCGCACTGCGACCAGGCCTGTCGCCCGGTGGCCGAACAGTTTATCGGCCAGGTCAGCGGCCTCTGGCAGTACGGGCAGGACTTTGCAATGCGCGCCACTCAACTGCAGGCGCCAGCCCCAATCGGTCCACCTCTGTCGCCCAACCTCCAATTTGAGGAGAACCCATGAACCTTACCCGCTACATCTACACCGGCCCACAAAGCGCCGCCTCCCTGCGGGTAGGCGCCACTCGCCAGCTGCTGGAAGTGCAACTGCATACTGGCGAAAGCGTAGAGTTACCTGCAGACCACGAGTACACCAAGGTGTTGCTGGAGCTGAAGCATTTGCAGGCACTGCCGGTGGAGGCCAAAGCCTCATCCAAGTCTGCTGCCGAGACTGCCCCCAAAGGAGCGAAGTCTTAATGGCCAGCTCCTCTGAACGCGACTTCATCGCGCGCCAACAGGTAATCCGTCAGGCCATGCTCGGTGTTCTCTATGAGAAGCGTAAAGCCGGGCAGTCGGGATTCTCGCGAGACCTGACGCATACCTTGGGGCATGACCCACAAGAATGTGTATTCGCGCTTGAGTTCCTGGTTGAGATGGGACTGATCCGTCACGAGTCCATTCATTGTCGGATCACCGCGCAGGGCATTACTTACTTTGAGCAAGGGGAGTCGGCATGAGCGCCAACTACGTACACGGTATTGAAACCACCGAGATCGAGCGCGGCCCTCGGGCCATCAAGGTGGTCAAGTCAGCAGTTATTGCGCTGGTCGGCACCGCACCTATCGGCCCAGTCAATGAGCTGACCCTTTGCTTGACCGAGGGCGACGCTGCCCAGTTCGGCACCCACCTCACCGGATTCAGCATCCCGGAGACCCTGGACGGCATCTATGACTTCGGCGCCGGTACGGTGCTTGTGGTCAACGTGCTTGATCCTGCAATCCACCGAACCAATGTACCTGGCCAGGTGAAGCAGTTCGGGGACAACGACCTGTTGCAACTGGGACACGGGGCCTTGCAACTGCTGACGCTGAAACCAGCAGAGGGCGACAGTGCCTATGTGCTGGGCACTGACTACGCCGTGGACATGTTGACCGGCCGGGTGAAACGACTGACCACCGGCAGTATTCCCGCCAATGCCCAGGTGAAAGCGGATTACACCCATGCTGACCCGTCCAAGGTCACGCCTGCCGAGATCATCGGCGCGGTGACCGTGGCAGGCCGACGCACCGGGTTGAAGGCGTTCCAGGACAGCTACAACACCCTGGGGTTCTTCTCGAAAATCTTCATCGCGCCTGGGTTCAGTACCCTGAACTCGGTCAGCGTCGAGCTGATATCGGAAGCAACCAAAGTCAGTGGGGTTGCCTACATCGATGCGCCTATCGGCACCACGGTGCAACAGGTGATCGCCGGTCGTGGCCCTGCAGGCGCTATCAACTTCAACAGCAGCAGTGACCGTGTTCGTCTCTGCTACCCGCACGTCAAGGTGTACGACGCCGCCACCAATGGCGAGCGCCTGCAGCCGCTGTCGATTCGTGCTGCGGGCCTGCGGGCCAAGGTGGACCAGGACAAGGGGTACTGGTGGAGCAGCTCCAACCAGGAGATGCTCGGCGTGATTGGTCTTGAGCGTCCGCTGACGGCGCGGATCGATGATCCGAACAGCGAAGTCAACCTGCTGAACGAAGTAGGCATCACCACCGCCTTCAACTCATTCGGCACCGGTCTTCGTTTGTGGGGCAACCGCACAGCGGCTTGGCCGACCGTGACCCACATGCGCAACTTCGAAAGCGTCCGGCGTACCAAGGACGTTGTCGACGAGTCGATTCGTTACAGCTCGCTGCAGTTCGTGGACATGCCGATCACCAACTCGCTCATCACCAGCATCACCGAGAGCGTCAACCTGTTCCTGCGCAAGCTGATCGGCGATGAAGCCCTGATCGGCGGTGAGTGCTGGTATGACCCGGCGCGCAACCCTCAGACGGAGCTGGAACAAGGGCATGCGTTGTTCAACTACAAGCTGACCGTGCCGCTGCCATTTGAGCGCGGAACATTTGAAACCGAAATCACCGGGGAATACCTGGTCAACCTGGGAGCCCAATAATGGCCGGTTTTAGTGCACACCGCGTTTCCAACGCCGCAATCTATATCGACGGTGCCAGCTTCTTCGGCCGCGCCGAAGAGATCGATCTCGGCTCGATTAAAACCGTGACCAGTGACTTTCAGGGACTGGGGATGGTCGGCCTCATCGAACTGCCAGACGGCATCGATAAACTCGAAGGCAAGATCATCTGGAACAGCGTGTACTACGACGCTGCAATCAAGCTGGTGACCCCGTTCAAGAGCGTACAACTGCAATGTCGCTCCAACCTCCAGGTGTTCAACAACGGTGGCCTGGTAAACGAGGTCGCCCTGGTCACGATGATGACCATTACTGGCAAGGAATATCAGCTGGGCAGTCACAAGCCACGAGATCCGACCAAGTATGAAACGCCATTCTCGGCGACATACGTGCGTCAGGTACTGGATGGACAGGAGGTGGTGTTGCTCGACTACCTGGCCAACATCTTCCGCGTAGGCGGTCAGGACCAGTTGTCCAAGTACCGGCAGAACATTGGTCAGGCTTGAGTCACTCTGGCAAACCGAGCTGTATCGAATCGTTTGATATTGGAGGTGGTCATGTCCTTGACTCCTAAACAACAAGCTGACAATTGGGACGCGTCGAATGCCATTGTGACTGTGATTGATAGCCAGGTTCGCCGGGACATCGATCTTGTTCGCGCACAGCAATACTGGAGCAAAGTGTTGGAAGACACCCCGACCGCTGTGTTGGTGCAAGCATTGAGTTATGCATTGGCGACCGGTCGCTATCAGATCACACCGCGTTGCCAGTGCCAGTGCCGCCGACACTGCTGATGCATGACCAGGACTAGCTCCAAGGGAGCCGCCAGGACGGTAACCCGAAGCCCCGCCAATTGTGTGGGGCTTCGTCTTTAAACTCGATTAAAAGCCAGTGCCACGACCAGGTGCGATGCTCAGGGCTCATTTAGAGCAACTGATCAATCGATCAACCTGGAGTAACGAACGTGGCCGACAAACTCAGTATCCCCCTCAAGTTTCCCTTCACCTCCGCAGCTGGTGTGAAAATCAACTCGCTGCCCATCACCCGACTCAAGCGCAAAGATATCAGCGCCGCTCAGGCCTACACCAAGGACGAGCACGTGCTGGAGGACTTCCTGCTCGCCAAAATGACCGGCCTCACCATCGAAGACTTGATGGACCTGGACATCGCCGACAACCAGAAGATTGTTGAGGTGTTTCGGGAAATGGCTGGCGGAGGAGACCTTGCTGCAATCCTGGGACGAAGCACTGTTGCTGGTGCTGAGGATGCAGCCGTCTGAGATCGACGAGCTGAACATGGACCGGTACTGGTTCTGGGTTGACGTGTGCAGGCGAGAAATCGACCGCCGTGTCGAGATTGCCGAACAGGCACAGCGCTAACCATCCGCTCACTCGTACCACCCGGCGCCCCTGATCTTGGGGCGCCCCCTCAATCAGATAGCCAGCAGAGTACTTTATGGCGAATGAAGTCTTAGTCGGCCTGCGAATAGGCGCCGCTGTATCGGGCTCCTTGAGTGCCGCATTCGGTTCTGCTCGGTCAACTGTGCAGCAACTCGGACGTGCGACTGATGGTCTTACGGCCAAGCAAAGGCTTATCGGGACTGAACTGGCCGCGTCCCTCGCTCGGGGCGGCGCGGGCATCGAGCGCATGCGCCGCCAATATGACCAGGTCGGCCGAGCGATTGAGCAGTTGAAGGTCAAGCAAGAAGGCCTCAACGCCAGTATTGCCAGAGGCGTCACGCTCAAAAACCAACGCAGTGAGCTGCGTGGCCAGGCCATGGAGACCTTGGGCACAGCCGCAGTTGTCGGCGCTCCTATTGTGCAGTCGTTGCGAACAGCCATCGACTTCAAGGACCAGACTCGTGACATCGCCATTACGGGTGGATTCGACGAGGCCGAGGAAAAGGATCTCAGCGACGTGATGCGCGGTGCTGCGTTGAAATGGAACCAGACGCAGACTGAAGTTGCCAAGGGTACTGGTGTACTGATTGCAGGTGGTATTTCCAGTGCGAAGGAGTTGGCTGCTTACGCCCCTATCATGGCAAAAGCGGCAACATCCACTCGGGCGAGTATGGATGACCTTGGCTCAGTAGCCATCGCGCTGAATGACAATCTCGGGATTGGTGCAGAAGGCCTGGAGCGAGCCATGAACATGCTTGCTTACGCGGGTGATCGCGGCCAGTTTGAACTGGCGGACATGGCCAAATGGCTTCCGCAGTTGACGCCGCAGTTCGCCGCCCTGGGGATTACTGGAGAGCGTGCCGTTGCTGAAATTGGCGCATCTCTGCAGATTGCACGTAAGGGGGCCGGTAGTAATGACGAGGCTGCCAACAACTTCAAAAACTTCCTTTCTAAGCTGACTTCTCCGGATACTTTGAAAGCGTTTAATGACGCTGGCATCGATATCAAACAGTCGTTGAACAATATGATTAAGAATGGCCTGACACCGACTCAGGCGATGCTTGATGTTGTCACCAAGTACATGGGGACAAAGGGACCGGAAGCGGCTGAACAACTTCAGAAGGTTATGGAAATTAAAGATGGAAAAGAGCGAGAGATTGCACTTAATCGTCTAAATGAAGCCTACAAACTGGGTGAGCTTTTTCGTGACCAGCAAGCGTTGTCTTACATCCGGCCGGCGCTGGCCAACCGTGCGGAGGGGGCGGACATCCAGAAAGGCAGTGCGAGCGCGGCGGATAAAGGGGTTCTTGATGATAAATGGCAAAAGCGTATGGGGAGTGCAAAGGAGCAACTGAAAGCACTGACAATCAGCTTGTCCGAGGTAGGCATTTCTTTGGGCGGAGCGCTTCTACCTTCTCTTGTAGAGATTACTCAGGCAATTGTTCCGGTCGTTCGATCATTTGCTGTTTGGGCGGAAAACAATCCAGCCCTGGTCAGTGGCGTTGTAAAAGCAGTCGCCAGTATCGTCGCGCTGAAGTTGGCATTCATTGGTGTGAAGTATGGCGCCAACCTTGGGCTGAGCGCGCTCAATAGTGCAGGCACCATGATGTCGTTACTGTCAGGCAAGACAGCTCTGCTGAGAGCTTCAATGCTGGCGACTCGCTTTGCTCCTCTGATATCGGGAGTCAGTGGCTTGACTGCATTGCTGCCTGGTCTTACTGCCGCGACAGCTGCGTTCGGCGCCACTCTCGCGGCTACACCTATTGGATGGATCATTGCTGGCATCGCCGCCGTCGTGGTGGCTGGACTTCTGATCTACAAATACTGGGAACCTATCAAGGCATGGGTCACTGGTTTTTTCTCCGGATTTATTGAGGGTATCAAGCCAATCCGCGAAGCTTTTGCCGCTGCTTTTGAGCCCCTGGCCCCTTTGCTATCGAGTGTGGGAGCACTTCTGAAACCGGTGATCCAGTGGTTTAAAGAGTTCTTTAGCCCCGTCCAGGCGACAGGCGACTCGCTCGGCCGGGCAACCTGGTCAGGGGTCGAATTTGGACGGGTTGTCGGGGCCGTCTTTTCGGCGCTATTCACTCCTGCTCGCTGGCTTCTGGAACTCATTGCAGAGATCCCCCAGGCCTTCAGTGGCGGGCTTAGTGGTGTTGCCTCGTTGATCATTAACTTCTCGCCTACCGGGCTGTTTTACAAAGCCTTCGCGGGGGTGATGAGCTACTTCGGAATCGAGCTGCCTGGGAAGTTCACCGAGTTTGGCAGCATGCTGATAACGGGTCTGATCAACGGCATCGGCAATATGGTTGGGTCACTCAAAGACACCGTTCTTGGTGTCGCTGGCTCAGTCAAAGGCTGGTTCACCGAGACCCTCGGCATTCAGTCGCCTAGCCGCGTGTTCATGGGGTACGGCGCAAACATCAGTGAAGGCGCCGTCATCGGGATCAGCTCTCAGGCGGGCCTGGTTCGCAACGCCGCTTTGGGCATGGCAGCACAATCGAAGGTTGATCTGCTCCCTCCCGATCCTGCAGCTGTCTCCAAGGCCAGCATGATGGGAAGCGGTGGTGGAGCCTCGGCGGGCGCTGCTCCTGGTGCAGGTGGTCCGCCGACCTTCCACTATTCACCTCAGATCAATGTGCCTGGCGGGCCTGGCGTGCGTGACCAGGTCAACCAGGCGCTGCAGGTCGGTTATGCCGACTTTGTGCGGTTCATTGAGCGTTACGAGTACGACAAGCAACGTCGCAGCTACGGGCCTGCAGGCGGAGGTAACGCCTGATGTTCGCGATCCTGGGCGAGATTGAATTTACCGTTGCCGGTGGCATCAGCGGCATGGAGCAGCGCGGATCGGCTGACTGGGCGGAACACACCCGTATCCAGGGCAAGCCCTTGTTGGAATGGATCGGTGAAGGGTTGGATGAAGTAAACCTGACCATCGAACTGCACTCCGTCCTAGGCGACCCCGAGGCGCGGCTGCGGGCCTTGCGTCTGGCCAAAAAAAAGCATGAGCCCCTGGCGCTCGTGATGGGGAGCGGCGAGTACTTGGGCCCGTTTGTCGTCACCAACGTCAGCAACGTCATCCGTCGCGCGACGGATAAAGGCCAGATCAGGTCGGCCTCGGTCCAAGTAAGCCTGAAGGAGTACACGGGGGCGTTTACTCGCAAGGTTCTTCGTCCTGGCCTGCTCGATCCGGCGGTCAGTGGAACTTCTGCAGCAGTGACAGGTTCACCTGGTCTCATCTCGCGGATGCTGCCATCACCCAGCACAACCCAACTGGTGATCGGGCACGCGAAAACTGCCGGTAACGTGCTGAAGGCCGGTCAGAACCTTTATGAGACGGTCAAAAGCGGTAATGCCTCGATGATCCTTGGCCAAGTCCCCCAGTTGCTGGGAGTGACCGCTCGGGCAATCGAGCCACTGCAGGGACTCAAGGACGCGGCTGGCCTGCTCGATGACGGCTCCGACTTGTCGCGGCTGGGCGAGGATGTGCTCTCCAGCGTCATGGGGTCTCGCTCCAGCCTGGACCCGGTAGACCTGGGCAACATCGTTGACCGGTTCGCCGCATCGAGAGAGTCACTTGGCCAGGCGCTGACAAAGATGGATGGCGCCAGTACTCGACTGTCCGGCCTGGCCGCGCAGGTCCTCACGAGGAAGGCATGATGTTTCTAGTCCATGTCACCACTGAGGGAGAACGCTGGGATCAATTGGCTTGGCGCTACTACGGTGATGCTCACCGCTATTTGCCGATCGTTGAGGCCAACCCTCATGTGCCGATCACAGCTGCTTTACCTGCAGGCTTGACCCTGGCCATCCCCATCCTTGAACCCGAACCAGCAGCGGAGGATCTACCGCCATGGATGCGATAACACCTGCACAGGTGCCCGAGGCGCGCTTCGTGCTGACGTACCAGCAGCGCAATATCACGCGGAACATCAGCGACCACCTGTTATCACTGACTTACCAGGACTTCCTGACGGGCGAAGCCGATAACCTGGATGTCGAGCTTGAAGACTCGGAGGGCAAGTGGCGAGACGCTTGGTATCCGGGGCACGGCGATACCTTGGCGCTGTCCATCGGATGGGCTGGGCAGCCTCTACGAACCGTTGGCCGGTTTGAGATCGACGGTATCGAGCTGCGTTGCCCGCCCTCGACGATCACCATTCGTGCCCTGGGCACGGGCATCAACAGCCCTTTGCGCACGCCGGAACACAAGGCCTACGAGAACACCACGTTGGATGCAGTGGCCAAGCAGGTTGCCGCACGCCAAGGGCTGGTCCTGGTGGGCAGCATCGAGCCAATCAAGCTTGACCGACTGACGCAGCAAGAGTCGGACCTGGTCTTTCTGCGTAAGCTGGCCGAGGAGTATGACTATGCCTTCAAGGTCACCGGCAACAAGATGGTGTTTCACGCAATCAGTGAACTGGCCAGAGGTGCGCCAGTGGCCACTCAAGTCCTCGGCGACCTGGCCAACGTCAACCTACGGGACCAGATCCGCGACATTCCCAAAGCCGTGAAGGTAAAACACAAAGACCCCGCGCAAAAAAAGCTGGTCGCCTACGACATCGTCAACGGCGAGACCGTCGCGGTCCCCAGCAGCGCGAGCAAGACCACCACAAGCGGCGACACAAAGAAGAAACGTAAGCGCACCGCCTCGGCAGAAGAAGCCAAGGCAAAAGCTAAAGCTGAGCTGGCCAAGGCCAATCGGGAGCGTACAAAGGGCAGTTGGACCGCAATGGGCCGCCCAAACCTGGTTAGCGGGAACATCGTCACCCTGGCGGCCGCTGGCAAGCTTGGAGGCAACTACCTGATCACATCCGCTCGCCATGAAATGACTCGCAGTGGTGGCTACATCGTTGACATGGAGTCGTGCCGGATCTCGGCGCCCTCGATCTCCATGACGCTGGAAAACACCAAGCCTGACCTGGCTCTTTCGACCTATGGCATCGAGCACGAGGTGATCGCCTGATGGGCGTTGAATTGGAGTACGGCGAAGTCAGTGCCGTGGACTACATGACCTGCCGTATCCGGGTGCGCCTGGATGAGCGGGATGGTGTCGAGAGCTACTGGCTCAACGTGCCCCAGCGCAACACGCAGGGCACCAAGCGCCGCCCATTGATGCCCGAGCTGGGTGAGCAGGTTGCGGTGTTGCTTGATGCCGATGGCGTGGATGGTGTGTATCTGGGCGGGGTCTATTCAACAGCAGAACCGCCGCCCGTTGTCGATGAGGACTCGGACTATGTACGTTTCAGCGACGGGACTGTCTCGACCTACGACCGTGCGGCTGGGGTCATGATGCTGGACTGTGTGGGGGCTTTGCTTGTGAAGTGCGGGCGGAATATCACGGTTGAAGCTGGGGAGCCGGTGGTGGTCAGGGCGCCTGCAGCGACATTAGATATCCCGCAGGTCACGCTGAATGGAAACCTGCAGATGAACGGCGAACTGCAGGTCAATGGCAACGTCAACGCCAGTGGAACGATCATGGACGCCGCTGGAAACTCGAACCATCACACCCACTAGCTCTCTTTAAACTCGATTAAAAGCCATCCTGGGCAGGCCCATACATCATGGGCCCATGACCACGCCTACTCCCTATACCAGCATCACCGCCGCCCACTGGCAACCCGCCCTCGGTACTTCCGGTGAGGTGGTCGAGGGCCTGCGCGACATCGACCAGGCCATACGCATCATCCTGACCACCCCCAAGGGCAGTGATGCACACCGGCCGGAATTCGGCAGC